CCCAACCACCGCCTTGCCATTTCAGGTCAGGCGGATGCCCATACTACAGCAGCCAAGAATAACTGGGTGCATTGTGGGCAAATGTGTACACCTCAACCTCTTCATACGGTGCATCGACCGGATCCGTCGGCCCAGCTCCCTCCCAGATAGGACGTCCACTGTTCGTGAACTCCGTCTCGTTCGGAAACAGGCTTACAGAAACATTACCACCAATCTTGTAGCTAATAGGTGGCTTGCCGTGCACTTGGTACGCCCATCCGCAGTCGAACTCGTTGTACGAGCCGTCCGTCGGATCAAACCATACCTGGTCCTTGTAGGACTGGTGTGGGGGCTCGCCACTCTCTGCAACATATACATTGTAGAGGGGCGTGACGTAGTCGCCTGGGTAGATTGAAACATGACCTACACCGGCAACTTTGAACGTCGTGAAGAGGACTCCTCCGTATCCTGACCTGCGCATTGCCCTCGTCTTCTTCGCTTCCCAGCGATGAGATAAAAGGTGTCCGTCCCCATAACCATCGGGGCCGAACTTGCGTAAATCAGGGTGGATATAATCCAGCACAATTCCCGAGAGTGTTCCGTCGGGCTCTCCCAGTTCGTTGTTACGAACGTAGAAGTTATGCAGTTGGAAGAGTTCCATTGCCGTTACTACCCGCTTTTGGTAGTACGGCCGGACAGAGGTACCTCGGTAGTAGTCGCGACCACACGATTCCCTGAAAGGGCCTGAAAAGTAAGATTTCTTCGTATTAACTAGAAACCCCAGCAGTTCCAGATTCCGGACCGTCTCGTCGGCTGCATCACGATGTACTATGATGTCGTCGCCAAAAACCGAAACAGACCCGCACCTCTCCGAGCTACGGCTTGAATGGATTGCGACAGCCCAGAAGATCAAGGTTTCAAGGGGAAAAGTAAAACCATTCCCCATCGCCGAGAATTTCTCCAGGATGATCGTCTTCTTCTTGCCGTCGATTTTAACTTCCGTGCTGCCTGTCCGCCCTGCGTTCAGCAGAGTAAACCAGTCGGTTGGCAAAAGAGCCTTCACGAGCTGGTAGGCAATTAGGTCAGAAGCGCTACTGAGATCGAGCGTAACCACGCTGTCGGTGAGCGAGCCCACCCTAGCCCAAGACCGGTTAGGATCCTGGTCCGTGATATCGATCCCTGCACGACCCATACGCACAGTCATCTCATCACCTATTCCCAACTGGAAAGCTGAGTCTAAGGTGGGTTGAGATTCCATAGAGCGCTTGGTAAGTGCATTTTTGAGGACAAACTGTATGCGTCCGCTGATAAGGCGGACATCAACGAAGCTCTCAACCTCGACACTGAAGTACTCCTCACCATCAATCTTTTCGATGTCAATACTCGTAGTTGAACTCGAGATGTGCTCGTAAGACCAATGGGGAAGCGCTTCAAAAATCTGAGGCAAAAGTCCGGAAGCATACAGGTTATAACTACACGTCGGCGTTTCCGCTAGCTTGTTTTGCGGTGTCGCCATGTTTCTTTTTATAGTGCGTGTAGCGCCTGGCCCGAAACGCGGTTTAATATCGCAAACCTTCGGAGCCCTTCCCAACACTGATTTAATCAACGCACGAACTCCTTCGAGCAGATGCACGAAGTGTGGCGTTGGGTTTACCCGGGGTTGCTGCGCTACTAACCCCTTCAGATAGCGATCATACATGCTACTGTCGGAGAATTGGCACATCCCGGAAAGTGATAGAAAAAACTCGTTGGTGGATTTGCAACGCGCCTCGGCCCCTAACCACGTCTCCAAAGCGGCCTGTTCCGGGTCAATCCCGGGCAGTTTTAAGGCTGAGTTCTTTTGGTAGAAACCCAGGGCCTGCCTGCAGTGAATGAGCTGGAGAAGATCCCAGCCTTCTTCTTTAATGTACTCGTGAATAGGGTACCGCACGACCTCGAGAAGCTTACCATCTCTGATAAGCTCAGCAATCTCTTGGCCGCGGCGGCCGCCCCGAAGGGCATGATACGTAGCCAGACGGTTTATCAGCTCAGCTGACAGAGTGTCCGGATACGCCTGTGTCCAACATGCGGGTAAAGCATTCATGGTTCGACTCCTTAAACGGAATAAAACTGTGGACAGTAAGATCGCACCCTTGATCAACGCAGAAGAAGAAACCTGCGAAGGCAAGGGCAACCCAAACGTGACTCCACTGCATCTCGAGTGATTAGCTCAAGAAAATATTGCTGTGGAACATCTCGTTGAAGGGTCCCGCGGTCACTGCAGGCGTTGTAACGCTGACGTTGTTTGCCAGGTTACGCAGTATCTGCATCAGCAGCACCTTCTCGTTGTACGTCGCACGAGGCGACGCGTAGAGAGTGATGGCGGCTTGAAGACCATGGGCGAGCTTGGGAGAGGCGGTATAGCCGAACGCATTCACGCCCGACACGGACTCCATCACTGGAACGATAACACGCATCTCTGACCTGGTGAACCCGGACTTCAGCTTTTTCCGGAAAGCGGCCACCTGGACCTGTGCCATTTCGGGCAGTGATCCAAGGTTTTCGCGCCAGTAAGCTTGGTCGCCCAAGACGCTATCGGATTTAACCCCGAGAGCGACGAGAGTGTGGGATACCGGAACGGTCGCACCGTCGAAGACGGTAATGTTGGCTTGTTGTGCCATTTTAGAACCTCATCTGAAGAAGTCTTTTAATCCCCGCGAGTTACGCGGAAGAGAGCTTCCGAAGTTAGTGGTTTGTGCACTGTTATAAAAGCTTGTAAACAGCGCGGCTAGTGTTGCCTGATGGTGAGTCGAGAAGGCTTTCTCAAGCGCTTTCAACCCTGGAAGTGGAACGGACAAGGAGCACGCTCCTGTACGCCTCAGTTTCAGAAACTTCCATCTAGTTTGGCCGGTCGTGTGCGTTGTCAGCACTTGATTGGGCTTTAAGGGGACGAACCCCGGGCCTTCACCGTATGCAGAACAATAGCTATCGTGTGGAGGATGGTAGATCGCACCGCTCGTATTACAGGGCGGCGTAGACTTGTTACCCTCCGTAAGCCAAAATTCAGTGCTAGAGGCACCATAGGATAAGCTATTCACAAAACTCCTAGCCTCGAAGTAGCTGCCAATCGGAATAAACCAATCAACAACACACGAGAAAGGAATCTTCTCCCAAATAACGGAAGCCGGGTCGGTTAAACCCAGGGAATCGAGAAGCTTCAACTCTTTGTAGACAACTCGATACTCCAGAGAAGCACGAGCAGGAGAGTCGACGGTGTTTCCACCGCTGCTCACGTCTACGTCAACAATGCCCTTGGTGGTCTTTCTTTTACGCACCTTGTATTCGCGTTGGAGATCGGGACTCCCCTTGGCGATCGCTTGCATTCCTTGGTAAATGTCGTTCAGCAAGGGTAACCAACCCCACTGCATCGACAACCAGAAATCAGCGACATCGTTGACACCTGCGGGCGTCTTATTGCGCCTTCGCGGTACCGCTTCCCACTTTTTGCCACTACGCGTTGTACCAGCCGCTGCTCGTGCGAGACTCCGATATGAATTTTCGAAGTCACCACGTTTGGCGTACTTATACGCATCGTAGAAGGCTACAGTAGTTTTAAGTACCATCCCCAGGCTTTCGGATGCTTCGGCAAGCGTTATCGCGGCGTTGAAACTATGGCCGCGTACATGCTCACCTATGTCACCGATGAGTTGCAACTGCACATTTGGGTCCATATTGATATAACGTGGAACCACCCCATAGCCGGTATAAGCCGACCAGGCAAACGTGCCATTGTACCACCAGCAGTGAATAAGATCGTGCTGCCATTCGTGGATCTCCATAAGATATCCATTTTCGGTTTTACGATCACCTGACGGGTTGTCATCACCGTTCCAGTTTTTGGAAAAGGAACCTTGGTTCCCGGCTAAGACACGACTTTTTGAGCCAACCGTCACTGCTGTTTCTCCGGTAATGTGAGCTTAACGCTCATGGTGCAAGGCGAGTCGGCCTACCAAACCGACCCGCCCCTTGGTGTATCCTCTTTCAGTACGGGTGCATCGTTACCATTTGGTAGCGGTAACACACACCACGTCATCCAGAGGGCCTAGCTTTGTGGATTTACACACAGAGTGGGGTTCCTATACCAGGTCGCCCGAGCGTCGAAGCTCTTCTACGCTGCATGCCGGTCTTGTGGACCGTGAGGACCACACCATTCCCTAGTCTGAAAAGACAGGGTAACGATCGAGACACTTTCCAATACTCTAGTCGCCATTTTGATCCCTAGGGATTCGACGACTGAGCGTATGGGGGGTGTC